TGATTCATAATCGACGGAAGTTGAGAACCTTTAGGCATGAAAATCTCCAAAAAAAAGGTGTTAATAGAAAATACGTAAAAAGGGGAACCCGAGCAACAGGTTCCCCGAAAAAAAAGGACAGACACCAACCCCTACCTCCAGGTAAAATTGAGACCCGTCTCAGAGTTGGTGTCAGTCCGCACACTTACATCGAGAGAGACGTGTGCGGACTAGGATTTACGGGGATTTGACTCAGGGTCGGCCTTGAACAAATCAACCTGATTTTGGTCAACAGAAGGAATAGAAGGACCTGGCTCAGGAGTAGGATAGAGTTCCCCAGATTCGGTCACGGAGTAGCCAGGAGGGACCTCTATGAGGCCCAGCTTGACCGCCTCCTTAGCATTAGCAGGGTCCTCGCAAAACCGAATAACCTGATAAGGGTCGTTGGAAAACCGATTGCGAACGCGAGCCGGCAAACGCCGGAAAACATTATCGATATCGGTAACAGTATTAAGCATCTCCTGATAATCAATGGACGTAAAGTCGCCAAAAATAGGCTGACGACCAGAACCGGCTCCGAGCTGAGAAATTTTCGAGCCGGGGGCAGATAAATGCCTACGTACTATGGAGTTAACATCGGCATCAGCAGCAAACGACTGCTTAGTAAGAACGTCCCCATCGGGAACGGATTGAACACGAACTTGAGGAGTTGAACGAGAACGAGAATTAGACATTGGAGTTTCCTTTCGGAATGAGAGTAACTATCTCCTCTACAAATTGAGGGATTAAATTGGGGTTAGGAATAAACACTCCCATAGAATCCTCAAACTGACCCAAATCATACAGAGCAAAATCGCCTGGATAAAGGGTCAGATTAGACTTCTCACCGAGAGCAGTTTGGACACCACGTAACGCGGTCGTCACGTTAGGACAAAAAAACGGGGACATATATTTGGCCGTTTTCTTATCGTAAATAGCATAAGCATTAAGCATTGATTAAATCTCCTATACAGTGATGTCGTTGCGGTAAAACATACTGCCCACCATAGGCAACTGCTCCGTCAACGGCGAGGCGACTCAGGACACTATCGTGTCCTTCGCCACCTCTTAAGGACAGGCCTCCTTGACAGAGTGTATTTGGGCTTTACCCAATTTAAGAAGAATCATACGCAAATGAAGCTCAAATTCAGTGACGCTATCATTTGGGTCAGACTCTGAATCAGGAAAACATGAAATCAACGTATCAGTCAAAATATCGTCCAAAGTAGTGGCCTCGGAAGCAGTAAGAAGAATAGCAATCATAAACACCTCGTGTTTCACGTGAAACATCTCACGTGATATAGATAATATAATTAAGCAGGAATAAAAGTCAATAGAAAAAGAGAAAAAAAAGAGAAAATATTTACGAACCCATTTCGAGGGTCCGGGACAGACTTTTAATCTGCGCAAGCTTAACGCGCTCACGCACCCGCAAGCGGGCAGGAGTACGGTCACGCCACTTAGATGCCATAGCATCTTTACGGGCCTCCATAACAGACTCCATCATAGCTGGATTCTCAAGCAGAAACTTATCGTTATAAAATCGTGGAATAGTGGCCTTAACACCACCGCGAATAACAGCAAATCCAGCAGGGTATAAATCAGTCTTATACTTATCGTACCACAAAGCGCCTATTCCAGGACGACGAGACATTCGAACAAATTCAGGTACTATACCTTCACGCTCATAGTAAACGGCCTCATCGCCAAGCTTCTTCCCTACAATGTATCTCGCCACATATGCAGCAGACTCGAAAGTAAGAGCACCAATAACGCAATCCCCATGACTCCATATACGATTGAGACTATCACTAGTATAATAGTCATTACCATTTTCGGTACGGGAGAGCTTCCTGTCCGAGAAATTAAAGCCAAAAACAGCGGCATGATAGTGAGGGCGATAACGCTGCTCACCGTATTCACCACAAGCAAAATATCTAATCCCATTTCCATACTCCTTTCGTAGACGTTTCCAGAACAGAGTTAAATGACGAGGATAAAGGGTACCAGTAGTGTTACCCCCATAAACAAGATTATCTTGTGAGTAAGTTAACGTTATAAAACAATTATCATCATGTAGCGATGCCTCATGCATACACCGAACAGCCCATTGCCTACTACGCTCGAGACGACATCCGATGCAACGTCCACAAGGAACATCCTGAGGCATATCGCGATAACCATTGACAATGGATACAAGAGGCCAACGACCCGTTGCCGGATTAGGACCAAGTCGAGACTTAAATAATCTAACCGGACAGTAACAAGGCAAAATAACCTCCTAAAAAAAAGGCCGGGGGACACGCCCCCGACCTGAAGTAACACGCGTGTTACCGTAACACCTTAAAGACGGTAACCACCTCGTTGCGCCGTTGCGTAATTTTTGCGCTTGACCTTTGCGCCGCGGCGGAAACTGCGCCGAGCGCCGCGGCCAGATTGTTTCTTGCGAAACTTCATAAAATCACCTCCTTCCATTACCAGCCTCCAGTGTGAAGGCCGCCATAGGTTTGACGAGGAACACTAGGCCCACGAAGTCGTAAAAAATTAATCCCAGTATTACCTAAAGGGTTAAAACGCATATAAGGAGCGATCTTACCACCGAAACCCTTATGAAAATCCTGCTCACGGCGAGCACGAGATAAATCCATAGCCGAATGAGACTGCTCCAAACCGAGAAGACGAGCCTGAGCACGTAGTTGCTCAGTAGATGCACCATGCATCATAGCATTAGACTGTAACTCATTGAGACGTGCAAACCGCATAGTATTAACATCAAGAGTTTGAGCATCTTTAAGAGCACGAGCAGAGTTGATATCCGCAATCTGAGCCTGGATGAGAGCACCCTGAGCACCGGAGTGAGCAACATCCGGAGACGATGCCTGAGCAGATGAGCCAGAGGGAGTGGAGCTACCACCATACTTAGAGGAGAGTATCGGATTAAGACCAGCGGCACGTAGGTCGGCAACCTCCCTCTGATGAGACGTATTAGACATCCGTTCCTGAAACTGCCGATTCTTGTAAGCCTCGTTCGCATTAAACGCGGAGGAAACAAGACCCTGAGCAATACCGCCCAGAGCACCGATACCGGCACCAGCAAGAGCACCCATAGGACCACCGGCCGAGCCGGCAGCTGCTCCAGCAGCAGACGAACCACCTACAGACGATATAGTAACACCCATTACAGCCTCTGCAACCCAGGAACGGAGTATACAGGCATAGGACGAGCGTGTGTAATCTGGATATAACTATCCATTAATACATGAGGCTCGGCCGGGACAGCAATAACACGGTCAATCGGAGGGTTATCCTGAATAAAAGAATCATTAAGCAAAGGAGTAGTCGAAAAATCAAGAGCAAGATGCCATGCATCCAAATTACCACTATAGTCCGAACGAAACTGACCAGTTACCATAGATGGGAAATACCGATACTCGGCCCAACGTTCTTGATATCCAAAAACATTATTAGCAGTAGCACTAGTATACCACAGCTCCTTAGTCAAAACAGCCTGCTCACCAAGATGAGCAAGAGAGGGCATATAGAAATCATAACGAGTTTGACGTGACCACATCTTACGCATACCCTCCTGATACGTAATATCGGCACGTACATTAACAAGACCAATAACATAACCGTGCTCCACAAACGACTTGTGGAAACCAGAGCGATTACCTACCTCGGCATAAGAGGACAAATTGCCTTGAGGTGAGGTAGCGTCGGTTGAAGAGGTCTGAGGCACTCCACGAACATCAACACGCTGAGAACTACCGCCAAGATACTCAGGACGCTGTAACCGATAATCCGGAGATATAACGCCCCAATGGGCTTTGAGGTGTTCGACATAACGAGTACCCCCACGAGCGTCCAATTCCAAAATTTGCTGTATAGCAAACGCTTCGCGGAGCTGATTAATAGTAGCAGCAGTCGACGCAGACAAATCAGCAATCATACCAGACGCAGCAGGGTCCGTAGTAAGACCAGTAGCCTTCTGCAATGGCAAGGTACCGGCCGAAACAACAGATGTACCCACAGTATTATTATACGCAGCTGTAGACACGGCAAGAACATACGGCGTCAAACCACCAGATTCTTGAGCAGCAGAAGCACCATATAAATTCGTGCCATCGCGAAATCCAATAGCCTTGCTATTGCCTATGACAGGGGCAGACGTACCAAGAGGAATAGATATAGAATCACCCTTCTGAGGCCAAGGCAAACAAGACGAAAAATAATCGTGACGCTTATTACGCAAACGAGTGTAATAATCCGCAATAGCATCAGGACCATCATCACGGTCAACGACAGCGGAATCCTGAAGATTTTGATCACGAAACCACTCATTCCAAATGAGATTATAGGCACGAAAAGGCAAAGAAATCGGCTGGTCGTTGGGAGAAGTATTAAATCCCTTAGCAACCGGCAGACCGAAATAATCACCAAGAGTAAGAGCAACTACCTGAGGAGGCGAGCCGGCAAACTGCATTTGCGGCACCTCATAGTCGATAGTATCAGAAGGGTCGTCTTGAGCCCCCTGAAACCGCTCCCAATTATCCCATACTAGCCGACAAGGAACATAAAAATAAAACGTATCAAGAAACACATTATCCATAATAGGAAAAATCATAGTCTGTAAACGAGCAAAAATCTGAGCATTAAGCGACATAGTGTCGCCTGGCAATATTTCATCAACAAAAAAAGGAACCAAATAACCGGCATCAAACGTGGTCTTGTGACCATGGGTCCGATTAAAAACACTCCGCTCTATCCGAGGCGCGGGAATTTTAGAAAAATCATGATTCATAATCGACGGAAGTTGAGAACCTTTAGGCATGAAAATCTCCAAAAAAA